CAACCTGTCCCGCATCCCTGGCGATATCGCCCAGGGTGCCCAAGACTTCGCGGGCAATGTCACCAACGCCGCTATTGGCATGGCCGAACCGACCATGGCCCTGATGAGAGGCGATGACGCGGACCAGCCGCTGTTCCCCACCGTGGAAAGCGGCGGCAAGTCGCGCCTGGGGGCCGTGGCGTCTGCCCTGCACCCCGACATGCTACCGGGCGGCCAGGCCGGAACGCTGGGCAGCTACGGCGGCAGACTGGCGCAGACCGCCAAGAAAGGCTACCTGCGCAATGCCGAGAACGCGGCCAAGAACGGCATGGGCAACGAGGAAATCCGCCAGCGTTACGGCTGGTTCCAGGACCCGCACGGCGACTGGAAGTTTGAAATCAACGATGCCAGCGCGATTGCCACCCGCCAACCGGATGGCACCTGGAAGCTGAACCACAAGGCGCTGGAAAAGGCATACCCCGACCAGTTCAAGGCGCTGAAGATCGAGGAAGAGGCGGGCCAGATCGACCCCGCCACCGGCTTTGAGCGAACTTGGATGGCGAAGGTTCGCGGCAGCGACGGCACCATAGTCCTGCCTGAAGGGCTGGACCCTGACACGGCCCTGAACCGGATCATGCATGAGGTTACCCACAAGGTTCAGGATTGGGAAGGCTTCAACCGTGGCGGCCACCCGGCCAATATCGACGTGCAGGACATTACCCGCGAACAGCTGCGCGACCGTTGGGAAAAGGGCCGCGACACCGTGGACGCCTACCACAACGCCGCTCGCAAGTGGCTGGCTGACATGGGCCTTCCAGACACCGCGATCAACCGGGACGCTTTCGACCAGGCCAACCCCGATTGGGCGCGGCGCTACAATGACGGCCTGGCCGAACGGATGCTGTCCAGGTCCAGCCACAACGAAGCTCATCGTGTCCGCAACTATGAACACCTGATCGGTGAGGTTGAGGCGAGAGACGTTCAGGAACGGCTGACCATGAGCGACGCCCAGCGCAAGGCCATTCCGCCTTATGAGCTGGCGATGCAGAACAGCACCTACCTGATTACCAAACCATCCGACATGGTGGACCTGAAGGGTTGGCTGTCGGGCCGCTGGAAGCCTGAGCCGAACAAGCCGCTACTGACCAGCGACGGGCGGAACATTGACGAAGAAGACCGGCTGTTCCGCCAGCTGGGCGACGGCGAGCAAAGCACGGACGTTCACAGCGCCGATGTGCCGCAGCTGCTGGACCTGACCCCGGAAGGCCGGGCCAGGCGGGCGCAAGCCCAGGGCTACACCCAGGACGCCTACCACGGCACCCGCCGCGACTTCCGCGAGTTCCAGCCGGGCGGTCCCGGCAAGAACAACCCGGATGCGGGCATTCATGTGGGCGACCAGGCCGCCGCGAACGGCGCGATTATGCCGGAATGGTCCGCCCGCTACTGGCGCAATGAGGCCGAGAACGGCCACAGCCCCGAACGGCGCGCGGAAGCCCAGCGCGAGCTGGAAAGCTACTACAACAACAGCCAGGTTATGCCGGTCAAGGTCAAGGCACAGAACCCGTTGGACATGCCCGACCTGGGCCGCTGGGACTGGCCCGACAACTTCATTTCCAATGCGGCCAAGGAAAAGGGGTGGGGCCAGGACTATGAGCCGAAAGGCTGGACCCCGCCGCCGGAAGTCTGGTCCGACTTTCTGGAGCTGTGGAAGAACGCCCGAAACAACGGCCTGGATACCAGGACCGTCTGGACCGAAGGGTTCAGGAACATCCTGGCGAAACACGGTTACGACAGCGTGCGCTACCCGAACCATATCGAGGGCGACGGCGGATACAGCCACATGCTGCTGGAGCCGAACCAGGTCCGGTCCAGCAACGCCCATTTCGACCCGACCCGCACCCATGACCCCGACACCCTGGCGGCCCGCCCGCCTGTCGGCATGGCAATCCCGCAAGACCCGGAAGAACGCCGTGCCTGGCTGAAATCCTACCTGCTGAACGGCACCTGAGTATTCCCTGATGGAAAGCGCCCTGCCCGGCTGGGAAGATAGCCCCCAGGCTAGCAAGACCGTAGCCTATGGCAACGATGCCACCCTGGCCCGCATGATCGAGTGGTTCAACGCGGCGGAAGAAAGCAGCAACGACGCGCGCGAACGCAGCGAACGGGACAGAGATTACTATGACGGCAAACAGCTGACTGATGAGGAAATCAGCGAGCTTCAGCGGCGCGGCCAACCGCCCATCGTGATCAATCGCGTCAAACGCAAGATAGATTACTTGCTGGGCCATGAGCGCGCCACCCGCACCGACCCGCGCGCCTTCCCACGCACCCAGGCGGACCAGGGAGCGGCGGAAGCGGTGACCGACGCCTTGCGCTATGTCTGCGATGCCGAACGGTTCGATACCAAACGATCTTCGACCTGGGAAAACATGCTCATTGAGGGCTACGGCGGCGTCGAAGTCGCGGCCCGTGAGAATGCCAGGGGCGAGATTGAACCGACCATCGAACATATTCCTTGGGATCGGCTTTTTGTTGACCCGCACAGCCGACGCGGCGATTTCGCGGACGCAAAGTACTTAGGGATCGTGCTGTGGATGGACCGGGAAGAGGCGGAAGAACGCTGGCCTGAACGGGCCGCTGTGGTGTCCGTCACCCTGGACAGCGTGCCGTCCAAAACGTTCGATGACAAGCCGACCTGGGCCGACGCCAGGCGCAAGCGCGTGCGCGTGGTCCAGATGTATTACAAGCTCAAGGGCACCTGGCACGTCTGCTTCTTCGTCAAGGGCGGCTTCCTGGAAGACCCCAAGCCGGTCTTCTACGTGGACGAAGACGGTGAACCGGAATGTCCGCTGATCATTCAAAGCGCCTACTGTGACCGGGACAACAACCGCTACGGCATCGTGCGCGAAATGATCGGGCCGCAAGATGAGGTCAACAAGCGGCGGTCCAAGGCCCTGCACCTAATCAGCGTGCGGCAGACGGTGGGCGAAGTCGGGGCCGTGGAAGACGTGGCCGCGACCAAGCGCGAGCTGGCAAAACCGGACGGTCACGTTCAGGTCAATCCGGGAATGAAGTTCGAACTGCTGGACACCAGCGACATGGCGGCCAGCCAGTTCAACTTGCTGCAAGAGGCAAAGCAGGAAATCGACCTGTTGGGGCCGAACGCTTCCATGATGGGCAAGGACGACAAGGCACCAAGTGGCCGCGCGATACTCGCCCAGCAGCAAGGCGGCACCATTGAGTTAGGCCCGCTGTCCGACGCGCTGCGCCAGTGGCAGTGGCGGGTTTATCGCTCCCTCTGGTATCGGGTGAAGCAGTTCTGGACCGCTGAAAAGTGGGTTAGAGTTACCGATGACGAAAACAACCTGAAGTGGGTGGGCCTGAACAAGCCGGTGACCCTGGCCGAAAAGCTGCAATCCGACCCGGAAACCCAGCAACAGGTGGAACAGGCTAGACAGCAGATAGCGCAAGCCAACCCCGACGCGCTGCCCATGTTCGAACAGGATATCCAGGCCCAATCCGGCCAGGTGGTGGACGTGGAAAACCAGGTGGCGTCCCTGGATGTGGATATAATCCTACAGGACAGCCCCGACCTGGTGACCATCCAAACGGAGCAATTCGAACAGCTGGCGCAGCTGGCGGGCGCACTGCCGCCCGGTGCCATTCCGGTTGACGTGCTGATTGAGGCGTCTGCCCTGCGCGGCGATAAGAAGCGCGCCATCCTGGAACGTCTGCAACAGACCCAGCAGCCAGCGCCGCCTGATCCCATCCTTCAGGCCGCCAACCAGGCCGAAGTGGAAAAGACCCAATCCGAAGCGGCCAAGAACCAGGCCCAGGCCGCCAAGCTGGCCGCTGAAGCCAGCATGGCGCAGTTCCAACCCGCACAAGGGATGATGATGCAATGACCGGCCCCATTCGTGATGAACTGACCCCGCGCGACCCGGAACCGGACGCCTACGACCTGGTGGACCCGGAACCCCTGCCCAGCCCTGAACGGCAACCCGACCTGTGGGACCAGACAGAGGGTGTGCCCACCGACCTGGAAGATATCGCCATCGTCGCCTATGAGGCCCTGAGAGCCTACAGGACGACCCAGGGAAGCGGTTCGGGCCGCCCGTGGATGAACCAGACCCAGGAAGAGCGCAACGACCTGGTGGAGCTTGTGGCGCGCTATTCCAAGCCCAACCCGAATGAGCGGCTGATCGGGCCGCCGGAAGCCCTGCTGGTGGCCTACATCGTCAAGGCCCTGACGGCACCGGCCACCAAGTCCTGATGCCCGGCCCGCTGATGATGGAAGACCACGAGCGGACCATAGCCGTTCTGGAAACCGATGTGCGCCTGAAGACGGCACAGAAAGATGCCGCCTACATCGAGCGCAACCGGATGGTCGCGGGGTTCGCGGCCCTGGCCGTCAAGCTGGGCTATCGCGCTGGGCGGCGCTGCACCGACATTGCGGGCTGGGATGAGGAATGGTCCTGGGCGGTGTTCATCGATCTGCCCACCGGCCAGGTGTCCTGGCACTACCACCGCGACGAAGCGCCGCTGTTCTCCTTCCTGGGCGACTATGACGAACCCTGGGACGGCCACGATACACCAGAGAAATACCGCCGGGTTGCCGCGCTAGCCGAAACCTAGCAGCGCCCTAGCCTAACCGAGACGCAACAAGCCGCACCGGGCGACCGGAGCGGCTTTTTTCGTGCCCGCCGCCGGGGCTGATCGGGCGTGGACCAAGGCCGCCGCCGGGCCTTCTGACCGGGCGTTTGAGACGGAGACTAGACAGACATGGCAACCGACCTGAACGCGATCCTTTCGGGAGACGCGGCCCCTGATCCTGCGCCATCCCCAGCCCCTGAACCCGTGCAGCAACCGACTGAGCCGGAACAGCCGACGCGGCGCGATGATGAGTTGGACGATGGCTGGGACGGGGGCGACGAACCCCAACCGGGCGATAAACAACCCTCAGTGCCGCCGACTGAGGAAGAGGAAGCCCAAGGCCGGGTGCCTGTCGCTGCACTCAAGGAAGAACGGCGCAAGCGGCAGGAGCTGGAAAAGCGCCTGGCCGCGCTGGAACGGCCCGACCAGGAGAACGGCCCGGTTGATCCCGTCCGCCAGCGTCTGGACCTGAGCGTGGAATATGCGAGGGAGCAGTTCCCCGACTATGAAGCCGCAGAAGGCGTCTTCATTCAGGAAATCCAGAAGCACCCGCGCGGACGCGAAATCTACCAGGCCATGCTGGCAGACCGGCACCCCGCGCGCTTCGCCTATCAGGTGGGCCAACAGCTGATGGCCCTGAACGAGATAGGCGACCCGCGCACCTATCGGGACCGGGTTCTGGCGGAAGCCAAGGCCGCTACCAAACCCCAGCCGCAGCATAGCCGTACTTCACTCCCGCAAACCCTGGCGGCATCGCGTGACACGGGCGGGCGCTTTGCGTCCCGCGACAGCGCGGCCCCCACTCCCCTGGGCGAAATCCTCGCCCGCTGAGTAGACTTCCATGGCACTAACGCTGACTGCATCTGGTCTTAACGTCCAGAAGTGGGACAACGACTTCTTTACTGAGTACGTGTCTGAAAGCCGCTTCAAGCCCTACATGGGCACCAACGAAGCAAACATGATCCAGCTGAAAGAAGACTTCAGCAAGGGCAAGGGCGATAACATCACCTTTGCTCTGGTGAACCGTCTTACCGGCGCTGGTATTACTGGTTCCGGCGAGCTGGAAGGCAACGAAGAAGCCCTGGATAGCCGCTCGTTCCGCCTGTACGTGGATAAAATCCGCAACGGCGTGCGCATCCCGGAAATGGAAGAGTTCCGCAGTGCGATTGATCTTCGCAACGCGGCCCGTTCCACACTAAAGACCTGGATTAGCGAAGCAACGCGCGATGCGATTATTGCGGCCCTGGGCAGCATTAACGGCGTAGCCTACGGCGCTGCTTCGGAAGCCCAAAAAGATGCCTGGCTGGTTGACAATGCCGACCGGGTTCTATTTGGCGCGGCCAAGGCGAACAACGCGGCCAACGACCACAGCGCGGCGCTGCTGACCGTGGACGCCACCAACGACACGCTGACACCTGGCGCACTAAGCCTGATGAAACGCATTGCCAAGACGGCCAACCCGAAAATCCGGCCCATCAACGTCAAGGGTGATGAGAGCTGGTATGTCGTTTGGGCCAACCCCTGGGCCTTCCGCGACCTTCAGAACAACGCCACCATGACCCAGGCCAACCGCGACGCAATGGAGCGGGGCCGGGACAACCCGCTGTTTACCGGCGGTGATCTGCTGTGGGACGGCCTGATTATCAAGGAAGTGGAAGATATCCCGTCGCTGGGCACGGTTGGCGCTTCCAGTGCCGCCGTGGCCCCGGTCTACCTGACCGGCGCACAGGCCCTGGGTATCGGCTGGGCGCGGCGCACCACGTCGAAAACTAAAACTTTCGACTATGACGACAAGTTCGGCGTTGCCATTGAAGAAATTCGCGGCATTGCCAAGCTTACGTTCGGTTCCGGTGCGTCGGATACTGCGGACCAGAAAGACAACGGCGTAGTAACTGGCTATTTCGCCGCTGTGCCTGACGCCTAATACTTGACGAAGGCGGTCCCGCGGGGCCGTCTTTGCTTCCAGGGAGCAAGTAATGCCCAAATTTATGTACGTAGGCGACCAGCAATACACCATGGTTGGCGTGAGCGGCGCGCGGTTCATCAAGAACAAGATCAACGAGGTGTCGGACGAACGCCTGGCCGGGTTCCTGCGCACCATCCCGGAACAGTTCAAGGAAGTCAGCCAGGACGATGTACCGGAGTATCCCAAGCCGGTATCCATGATGCCGCGCCAGGGTGACCCGCACCCCGACCCGCGCGTGTCGGCGTTGCTGCGCGGCGAGAAGACCGAAAAGACCGATGAAGAACCCATCACCGTGGGCAACCTGAACCGGGAAGACCAGCGGGAAGCCAACACGGCGGCCATTGCTGGCAAGGAAGCCACCGTGGACGAGCTGGCGGAAGAGGGCGGCCCGGCTGAAGCCGAACCCGTCCCGACGCCTGAGACGGCCCGCAAGCGCAAGTGACATTAAAGCACGCGAATTAATGTCAGGCCGGAAAGGGTGGAAACCAGTTTCCATCCTTTCCAAGCCCTTTCCAGCCGACTAGGCAGGAACACCCATGCGAACATATGACACCGCCCAGGTGCGTGACCTGGCGCTGATCCACCTTGGCGTCCTGCCCACCGGCGAAACCCCATCAGCGGCGGACGCGGAGCTGGCCGAAATCGCGGTTGATGCCGTTCATGAAGAGCTGGAAGGGCTGGGCCTGCTGAACTGGCCGGTGTGCGCGGTGCCATCCAACGTGGTCCTGGCCGTGGTTGCCCTGGTGGCGTCCAAGCTGGTCAACAGCTTTGGCCTGGGTGACGGCCAGGCGGCCCGGTACGCGGCGGACGGCCAGGCGGCCATGACGCAAATTCACCAGCAAACCACCATCGGCAATTCGGGCCGCACGCGCGCCCTGTACTACTGAGGATTTGATCCAATGGCCGTGAAGTTTAGCACAGCAGTTCGCAATGCTCGCCTGGACGCCATCACCACGTACGCGGGGACTAGCCCAATCGTCCGCATCTACAGCGGCACGGCCCCGGCGGACGCCAATACCGCGCTGTCCGGTAACACCGTCCTGGCCGAACTGGCGTGCAGCTCCAGCCTGGCCCCGGCGGCGTCGGGCGGCGTGCTGACCCTGAGCACAATTACTCAGGATAGTAGTGCTGATGCCACAGGGACAGCTACTTTTTATAGGTGGCTCAAGAGTGATGCAACCACAGTCATTCAGCAAGGCACGGTATCCACGTCGGGCGCGGACCTGAATTTGAACACCACGTCCATCGTGATCGGCGGGCCGGTTTCGGTTTCGAGTTGGACCCTGACCGATGGCAATGCGTAGCCCACGGTTAGCGTAGGGGCTAGCCCATGTCCGATACCGGCGCGTCCATCCTGGCGGACCTGACCAGTTCAGGTACCGGCAGCTTCCCCTATGTCGAACAGGACTGGAGTTTCCTATCCGGTTCGCTCAACAGCCAGATCGCGTTTTCGCGGGCGTCCCTGGCATGGTACTTCGACAGCACCGGCTTGCTGACGACAGTTCCGCACAACCTGTTGCCAAACAGCGAGAACCTTCCGGCTTGGGTTCTCAACAACGCGACCATAACCGCCAACGTCATTGCTAACCCCCTGGATGGGGCCATTACCGCCGATAAGGTGGTCGAAGCGGCAACCACGGCATCGCACTATGCCGGGTACAGCCTGACCGGCATGACCAGCGGTGTTGTTCACACCCTGAGCGTCTACGCCAAATCGGCGGAAAGGTCGAAACTTGGCATCGCCATGAGTTCCGGGGCCACCGGGGCGGCGATGTTCGACCTGTCGGCGGGGACGGTTACGCAGGACGGCACAACCCCGTTCACCTCCGTTTCCATCACGCCCGTGGGGAATGGGTGGTATCGCTGCACCGGAACGTTCACTTCAACCGCAACGACCATCAATTTTCAGTGCCGAACCATCCTGTCCGGCACCAGTTCCTTTCAGAGCTACCTTGGGGACGGCACCAGCGGGCTTTACCTGACCGCCGGACAGATGGAGCAGCATTCCAGCGCCAGAACCTACAACCCAACCGTCGCCAGCGCCTATCATGGCCCCGCCTTTGAGTACGGCTATCACGCCGCATCCGGCGCTTGGGTGCCGCAGGGTTTGCGGGTTGAAGAGGCCCGAACCAACCTCTGCTTCCCATCCGGTGATCTGACCGGGACCGGGTGGAGCACCGCGAACTTAGGCACCAGAACGGCCAACGCGGCGGTAGCGCCAGACGGCACGACCACGGCAACGCTGTTGTCCGACACGAGCACGAGCCTAGCACAGCAAACCGACAGGGTTATGACGATCCCCGGCACCGATAC